GACATTAGGAGGTTACCTGACCTTATTGACCACATTGATAACACAGGAACACCCCCCTATCACACAGCTGTTGACATTGCTAATGTTGCAACTGGTGTTGTCACTGCTATTGATATGCAAAATGCAATAGATCAGTTGGCCATAATGGCAGGTGCTAATCTAGTAGCTAAGGAAGATGAGTTAGGACCAACTAATCAAGTGGTTCACACTGAGTTAGCAGATGATGCAGTAGAAGACAATAATGTTCTAGATGATTCATTAACTATTGCTAAATTAGTTAATAAATACGCAATTTCTTCTTATAGTTTTGCTGGAACTGTTGATAGTAACACTCTTAATTTTGGTGTTCAAGTTCCTATTGGTGCCATAGGTGAGGTTATTGAGGTTAGTGCAATGTGGCAACAAGTATCTGGTGCATCTACAAAAGCACAAGTCACAGTGACTAATAATGGAAGTGATGTAGTGACCCTAACAGATTTAATTGCATTAATGGCACAAGATGTTCCTAGTGACTTGTCACTAGCTGCTTCACCAATACCCTTAACTGTAGGTGACAAATTGAGAGTGACCATCGGTGAGATTGGTGGTAGCCCTGTCAACATTAGTGTAACGATTCATGTCAAGTTTCAACTTACTGCATAAAATATGTTTGGTATAGTGTCAAGTATAAAGCTCTTACATTCTAGTCCGTCGAGGTTTTAGGCGTGTTGTTTGACGAAGCAACATTGTTAGTAAATCGCGGGCCTTAAGAGGTGCTTGACTCTGTTAGAGATAGTTCTCAGTTTGAGGACTGCTTTCCCTATTTGATGAGCCGGCTCCATAGTGAGCCGGCTTTTTTATGTAGATAGATTGGCGGACTTGGTCATCGTGTACATGTTAGATTTTTTATAAATTTTGAATAGTTTGTATCGATTATCTTTCTATATAATGAGAAGTTAGAGCAAATTCTATTCAACGTACTAAGCATACATCGAGTACAGGTCGAAAGTAAAGTTTGATATAAGAGAAGGTTACAGAGCAAACAGTGGAGACAGGTAGTGAGTAGAGAAGATCGTTTAATTTGGGAGCGCGTATGGACTGATCCAATTAAAACGCCCATTCTCACTGCCGACCATGTAAAATATATTAAGGATGTTTTTATTAATTGTTTGAGAGATGTTTTTGCACGTGACCCCGACTTTACTTACATTAGAGCAGAAGATGGTATATTTCCAGCGTTCGATAATGAAAATTTAGGAATAGTAGTTACTGACGTTTATACTTACAACACAGAGTTCTTACCAGCTGTCACAATAAGAATTGGTAGTAGCAACTTGGTTCCTGTGTCCTTTAATCAAAATCAAAAGACATATAGTTATCATAGAAGTTCAGATGGTAGTCTACAAACACTTTGGCAAGAGTTTTCAGGATTATACGATACGTCAGTGACAGTTAATATACACACATGGGATCCATTGGCACGTGAAGAGCTAGTGACAAGAATTGCTTTATTATTTAAACATATTCTTAGAGACCAGTTGTATGTTGACTTTGGCGTGTTTGTAAAAGGTGTCAGTGTCAGTGGTGAAACAGAGACGCCTTGGTCGCAAGACAATAACGATATGATCTTTTCACAATCAATCAGTGTTGATGTTTTGTCAGGTTGGAACAATAGATTACCAGTTGGTGATAAACTTGAAAGTATAAACATGCAGATAATAGGTGATGTAGCACCGCACATTTATCCACCTAATGAACCAAAGGGTGGTCCGTGTGGAGGTGGTGGAGCTTGGAAGGGAACACCAACACAAGAGGATTTAATCCGAAGCAATAGGGTTGATTGGATAGACGAAATTCGCACATGTCCTGAATTGGTTCTAGAAGATGCTTTGGTTTGGAATACAGATATTAATCAGTTTGAATTGACAAGTGATTGGTGTGAAATATTGATAAATAGTTGTGGTCTAACAATTACAGAAGTAGCAGATCAAATAAACACAGGATCGTGGCTACGAGAAGAGCTTTTAAGGGCTGCCAACTCTTTTAGAGAAACGGCTGATGTTAGACGTAAAAATAAAGGATCGGCATTTAAGTCAGGAACACCTTCTACTGGTTATACTTATAAATTTACAGATGGTATAACGATTAAACCCAATAATACAGTTGTGTTCCCTGGCAATATAACGGTATCCACTATTGGAGTGGTTTATTTCCCAACATCAAAGATAACAGCAGATAGAGATGATAATGTGTCAGCCCCAGCAAATGTTGATATAGATGCTTGGGCTAATCCATTTACTGCTACTGTACTAGAAAAATTAGAAGCGTTTCAGTTTTGTTTGATTTTACTAGAAGTGGTTTCGCCAACAAGGCAATCACAACAAGATTTAGGTGAATTGATTAGTGAGTTTGTTGCAACATTAGTAGATCCTAATCAAATAGTTTATATGGAAAATGTTCGGACCAATGTTGATAGCTATATGAAGAATAAGTATTTAATCAACAAACAGTCCCATATTTAGAGTATGTACTTGGTTTAGGCCAATTATAATTTTGTAAACAACGTTGTATAGGAGGTTTTTATGGTTAACATTCCCGGAATTTTGGGCTATAATGTTCCGGGCGCGTTTTCGATAGTGCGCTCAAGACAGGGTGCCGTCACATTGCCCGGTGGTCCAGTAGTCCTTTGTATTATGGGACAGGGGCAACGCGAGTTGGCTTTAGTTGAGTCAGCCGAAGGCGGTGGTAAAGATGGTTCTCCTGCACAGTTTGATCCCCGGTTAGATCCGGATGGTCGTTATTATTTTCTGCCACGTGCACCAATCGTACCTGGCTCAGTAAGGTTGTATCTTAATCCAAAGTTTGACGGTACTGATGTACCTATGATTGAGGTTACAGATACTAGCGATGGAACTGCATGGGCTACAGAGTTTGGTATTCACAGAGTTACTCAAGTAGATCAAATCAATGGTGACACAGTTGTTCCACCAACTGAATTTGATACCTTGAGAGCATTCGGCAACACTGCTGGCACGACAGCTCTTGTTCAGGGATTCCGTCCTGGCAAGTCAGGTCGTTTTGCTAGAATTCAAGTTTGGGCTGAGAAAACAGGCACACCACTAGACGATGTAACTGTTAAGTTATTCCGCGCTACTGGTGCAGATCTTCCAACTGGTGTTGGTACAGAATTAGCAACGACCACTCTGGTTAATGCTGATGTTCCTGGTTCTGGTAACGCTACTTGGGTTAACGTTGATTTCGATCTTACAGGTGTAGATCCTATTGCTGAACTCACAGAGCAAGATCTTTACTTTGTAAGATTTGAACGCAGTAGTGGTACACCTGATCCTGCTAATTATTTTATGCTTGGTGTTAATGAGAGTAGTTCGTACGGTCGTACGACTGGCGAGTGTGTTTATGTTGGCGATGTTACTTTGTGGCCAATTGTTGCTGCAGTTGCTGGCGACGACATTCTTTTCCGTAGTTTCTTAAGCTATGGCGATTTTGGCACATCATATGACCTTTATGGTGTTGATGGCGCTGGTCTTATTGATGAAGACAAGTTTGGTATTGATGGCTATGAAGGTACAAGTGCCGGATCTGGTTTCTTTGATACTCCTGCTGGCCGTCGGTATCGTGTAGTTTCAGTTCCTGGCGAGACAGAACGTGAACATTATTATATTGACTATGCTACAGGTCAGATTGTTCTTGATCATGCATTGGAGCGTGGCGATAAGTTGATTGCTATCTTCTTACCAGAGCTTGATCTAAATGAATTCGAGTTGTTCTTTGATCTCGAAGATCTTTATAAGAAGCATGGTTATCCAAGTGTTGATAATACGATTTCACAAGCCGCTTATATGGCTACACTAAACAATGCTCCAGTAATTGGTGCAATCCACGCTGGCACTAGTAAGGATGAAAACACAGGTAGATTCCTTACAGATATCTTCTGGGCAGACGCATTTGCTGCATTGGCGAAGGAAGATATTGACTTCGTTGTTCCAATCGCTAAGCGAGATGTTGTTGGCGAAGTGATCATGACAAGATTTGGTCCTGACTTCTATGACATGACTGGTGGTCCTACTGATCCAGGTCGCTGGCTACAAGAAGTCCCAGGTGGTGGTGATGAGCCAGGTATCAATATTTATCCTTTGGCTTGTGATGAGGCTGGTGATCCAGTACGTCTTGAGGTTTACAAGAATGGTGTACTCCTAACGAGAGGTATTGATTATACAGTTACATTTACATGTCAAGGTGCTACAGAACCTACAATGATTACTTTTACCAATGCGTTGGTAGATGGTGATCATGTGGTTGCTAATTATCGTCCTGACATTGATCTAGTAGCAGCTGTACAGACAGTGGCTCTACAACATGTTGAATTCATGTCCTCAGTACGTCAGCGCAGAGAGAGAATTCTGTTTGCTGGCGCATATGCTGGTTATGGATTCAATGAAGTTCTTGATCCACAATACGGTGTTGCTAAGGTTTTCGGCAAGTCGTTCCGTTGTGCTTACTTCTTCCCTGAGAGGATTCGTACAGTTATTGCTGGCGAGACAGCTTATCTTGATGGTCAGTTCCTCGCTGCTTGCGGCGCTGGTTATCTTGCTGGTACTTCTTATCTACCAACACCTCTTACTCGTAAGAATCTTGTTGGGTTTGATATTGAGAAGGATCACAAGTATACAATCGATCAGCTCAATCTTTTGGGAGATGGTGGATTATGCACAATTGAGCCACTAAGTTCAGGTGGAAGAGTCATTCATGGCTTGACCACAGTACAGAACGGTAATCCTGTTGAGGAAGAAATTTCAATTGTCCGCATCAGAGATTATGTGGCTAAAGTTAGTCGTCAGATTCTTGAAGAACGTTATATTGGTGGTGTTATTGATGACCAGACCGTTGCCAACATTAAGATGACAACGCAAGGAATTCTTGAATCACTTACCGCTCAACGTATTATTACACAGTATGCTAATGTTACGGCAAAGGTTGATTCAGTTGAACCACGTCAAGTTAATGTGGGCTTCGACGTTGCCCCTGTGTTCCCATTGAACTGGATTAAGATCGAGTTCTCAATCGGAGTTCTATAACATCTAGGAGGTTTATATGGCAGTTACTTCTTTCGGACGTAGAGAGGAAACAGGACAACAGGGCGAGACGCCCAGTGGTATTACATCACCACTGCACGACAAGAAGCTCCAGGTTGGCCTTTCCACTCAGATTATTATTGAGGCGCAGGACGTCAACGGACAGTGGCGCGCCATTGGTGCCATTCAAAATTTGACACCAACAGAGTCACGTCCTCTCCAGAGAATCGGCGAAGTTGGCACAGACGCTGTAATTCAGATTACACCGACCAGCTTCACAACCGTGACTTTGGAAGTGACACGCATTGTATTTGATTATCAGAGACTACCTGCTGCATTCCAGCGTGGCTTCCGTCACGTTCATGCACAGAGAATCCCGTTTGACCTTCAGGTCCGGGATTACAATCCTTACTGGGAAATTAGTACAAATCCAGGTCAGTCAACCAATTTCGTTCTTACGACTCGTTATGTCAATTGTTGGCTGGCTCGGTATTCGGCACCCTACACTTCTGATAACTACATTATCACAGAGACTGCGACGATTGAAGCAGAGCATGTGTATGATGAGCCAATTGGTGGCCAGATTGCTATTGGTGGTGACGATTTTGTGGAGCGTTCACATAATGATTCTCGTCGTGCTAATACGATGGCAGAAGCATTCATTACTCCACCGAATCCTGGGTACGTTTCATAACTAAATTTTAGAGGTGACAGGTAGTGCGGGATGCGAGATAAAACATCCCGCACACCTTCCCTTTTTTCTAAACACTGAAAGTTGGGACTTGCAAAACGGCTAACAGGTGTGAGATCCGTTTGCTTAGTCTAGTTAAACCTTTTAAGGAGGTGATTGTTTCATGGCAAGTCAAGACAACACACCAAACAGAAAACCTATTCGTGTTGATGATCCTACGTTACCCACAGATGAAACAATGGAGGTGTATCCTCCTCCTGTGGCTCCCATTATCAGACCTACCACAAGAAACTCTGTTCATATTCCTTCTCCAGCAGCGCGCATGGTCCCGCCAGAGCAAAAGCATGCTTCATCATTGCAGCGTATGAAGGAACTTAATAATCAAACTCGCAAAGAAATGGAAGATGCTATGATGCAAAAAGCTAATCAAGTTCAATATCAGGCTCCCGCTGTAGAAATTCCTCAAGAACCTATTTTGGAAGAACTTGAGATCCAACCTATCGAACAACTACAAGCAGATTTGAGTCAGCTCATTTCTACTGGTAGTATTTCCGAAGAAAAGGTTGTTGGAGGATTTAAGTTTAGATTGCGCACCCTAAATGCTAGAGAGAACAATGAAGTACTAGCGAGCATCATGAGTGCTAAAGACGACTTTGAGAAGTTAGGTCGTATTCGTATTGCTGTTCTATCTCGCGCTATTGAAACTGTAAATGGCGTACCACTAGAGCACGTTCCAGGTGTTGATGGTAAACTTCCCATTATGCAGCGCAAAGAGAGTCTGATTGGTAATTTGCAATTGAGTCTAGTTGTTGAATTGTTTAACGTTTATACCAATATGCTAGAAAGATCAGAGCAAGTATTTAAGACAGCTGCAGACAATGAGGAGACACTAAAAAAATAATCATGGAGCCGTTCGTTCGGCTCCGTTGGAAAATTTGTAAGGCCCTTGGAAGACCTCTTAACGATCCGATGTTCAAGAATATGTTGCCAGTTCAATGGTTGACATATGCTGCATTGCTTCGTAAGGATGAAGAAGAATCGTACGAGAAAAATCGTGACTTGTTAGAGTATCTTGCACGCTTTTGGAATAATGATGCTGTTGACAAGATACAAATAGCTCGTGCGCAAACGAAAGAATCATCCGACGATGGATTTAGTAAGATGCTAGAAAAGCAATTTGGAAGAGGTTTGGGAAGTGCAGTCCAGCAAGACTTGACAGTACAACAGCTCGGTGACCAAATTAAGCGAGCTGCCCAGTAAAGGAGGCCAAATAAGTGGCAGGTATAACTAATCTCACAGCACAAATACAAGCTCTGGATGCTCAATTATCTAGTGCCTGGGGAAACCTCCAGCAAATGCGTTCTGTCTTTACAGAATTTAGTAGGCTCAAACTCCAGGCCACAGATCCCCAAGACATTAGGCAATTAGATCAAAAGCTCAAGCTTCTCAGAGAAAATCTGAAAGTAATGGGAGATACAAGTAACGCCACCGAGAAGAATCGTAGAGAGATTGAGCAATTAGTTGGGTCAAACAAAGCTTGGTTAGCTGTTCTTGAAAAAATAGACCCCATGTTGAGAAAGGTAGGGGGTAGTGTAACAGGATTAGCTAAAGGGGTATCTGCACTTAAGAGTGGAGATCTTGGCGGAATAATTTCTGCTGTTGGTCAAACGACTGGAGTGTTTAAGGGTTTGACTTCTGTCCTGGGTATGACGATTAATGCATACGTCAAATTCCAAGATAGAGTACAAATAACCAATAAGACAATAATTGATGCCAACGCTGCAGTAGGTAAGTTTGCTCAAGGTATGCACATGGCTACTACTGAGGGGCATAGGTTAAGAGCAAGTATTGCTGGTTATTCTCAGTTTGTTGGATTGTCTACTGCGGAAACTGAAAAAGCTGTAAATAGTTTGGCTGATCTAGGATTCTCCATGAAAGAAATGGGGTTTGATGATCAGACCAAACAAATTAAAACAGTAACTGACTCCATACGAGAACAGTCGGGTGAATGGGGTGCTTTGGCTGCATCTCTTGCAATTGCTAGATTTACTGGTTTAGATCAAAGCAAGGTGATGTCCCAAATGCAATTCCAAGTTAAGAGCTTGGGAGGTAGTGTAAAGGATGTAGCAGCCACTTTCTCAGAATTGAGTGCTGCAGCATCTCGATCTTCTCTTTCTACTGCTATATTAACACCCATTTTACGAGGAGCTCAGGAGTCATTTAAATATTTAGGTATTGATTCTAGTGAGGCGGCTAGAGCATTAGGAGAAGCAGGTAAGGCTGCCAGAGGTGCTGGTTTAGGTTCACAAGCTGCATCAGAATTGATGGGTAAGGCTATGTCGTCCATGGCTGACATGGATTTTGGTGCCATGACCTTTATGGGTCAACAGATGGGGATGGGTGAAGGACTTACTGCTGGGTTTCAGTTTCGTCAACAAGCAGCAGCAGCCCCTGGTGCTGTAGCTCAAGATGTAGGACGTGTATCAGCCAAACTGATGGGTGGTACTGGTGATATAGTTTCAGAAGAACAAGCTCGATCCAATGATTATTTAGCTAGCATTAGGCTTGGACAAGAAACGTTAGTATCTCAATTCACTGGTATGAGTGCTAAAGAGTCTAGAGCATATTTAAATTTAGTTGAACAAATGAATACTGCCAAAGCTCAGGGTAAAGATACCAAAGAAATGGCAGACAAATTAAAGACGATGGAAGAAGGTGAAGCTGGTTATAGAACAAAAACCCTCACAATGCAACAGAAAATATCACAACTTCTAGAAGTCATTACATCTGTTGTTGGACGTATGCTCATTACGTTTGTGCGAGCGTTTGCGGGTGGAGCCAAGGGTGCAGAAGGTGGTTTGGCTGGTCTCTTAAGTAAGACACTTTCAGGTATTGAGAAAGGTCAAGGAATTGACGAAATATTTAAGGGAGACAAGGGAGGTACATTCGAACAACAGCTTAACAAGTCTTTTGGAGGAGTCGAGGCGGGTCTTGAGAGTTTTGGTAAAAAGCTTGGAGGAGCATTCTCATTCTTCTTTGGTAGTTTAGAAATGTCCATTGTTTCTATAATAGGCTTAAAGATGGGGTCAGATGTTATATCCAAAGCTTTTAGTGTAGGGATTAGTAGCATACTTAGTAAAACATTAGGTAGTCTATGGCGCTTAATGGCAGGAAAGACAGCAGTAGGAACAATAGTAGGTGGTGCAGCAGAAGCTGCAGGTACTGCCACTGGTTGGGCTTCATGGGGTGCAAAAGGAGCAGGGGCAACAGCACCAGCAGTGGGTGCCTTGACTAGGAATGCAGGTATTCTGACTCGCCTATTTGGTAGTATGGGTGGAGCTGCAGGTGGTGTACTAAGAATGTTTACCGGACTCACCTCATTGCTTCCAGGATTAGTTGCACTTGGACCAGCACTAGCAGTAGTAGCGGCAGGAGCGCTTGCCTTTGCTGCTACTTCTTGGTTTGTTGAAATGACAGGACTAGGTAATGTAGCAGGAAAACTGACCACTGCATTTCTTGGTGCTGATGCAGCAGTTAAGGAGCACAATAAGGAATTGTTGCGATCACTTAGTCTCCAAAAGGCTAAATCTAAAGAGTCAGGATTTGCTTCTGGTAATGAAGCAGAAGAAGCCTTACGAGCAACTGGTGGTGGTGCAGGAATGGCAGCAGTAGGTGGAATTGAAAAAGCCAAAGCTGCTTTGAATCAATCTATTACTAGATCTGGCGATAGAATGGGAATGTATGAAAAAGAGCTCGCTACATCTGAGAAAGCTATAGAAGATCTTAAAAATCTCTCTCGCAATCAAGGTTGGGGTCCTGGCGGATTTGGAGGAGAAGCTCCTCCTGAGCTCCAAGCAAAAATGAAAGAAGAACAAGAGAAGGCTGATCGAATGAAGAGCGCTATTAAGGGTGAAAGAGCACAACAATCAAGTCTTCGCGAACAAACCAACCAAGTTGCTACCCTTGAGCAACTATCGCCAGAGAAACAAAAAGACGCACTCAGTAAGATTTTATCAGCAGTTAAAGTAGATACTGTCAGTAAAGATGATGTTACAAAAAATGAAAGATCAATAAGTGAAGTAATGAAAGGTTTAGGTGGAACAACAGAGGGTGGAGCTAAAAAGACTGGTGAAACAATTGCTGCTGCAATGGCTGGTACAGTGGTAAATCTAGTTCACACACCAAAAGAAAAAGAAAGAATAGGCGAGATAATGCGACAAAGGAGCGACCTTGCAGATGATTCTATTGGCGCTTCTCCTGAAGAGAAAAAGATAATAAATGAGCGGAAGCGAGAATTGGGCAAAGAACTTGATACCATCCAGAAAAACGCACTAGCAAGATCCGGAAAATTAAGAGATAGTGATTTTCGTACTTCATCCGAATCACCAAGTAAGATACCATCCGAATCATTAAGCAAGGTTATATCACTAATCACTGACAGTCAAGCGATTAATCCAGCAGACGCAGAAAAGTATCAGAGAGCGACTAATCCAAGAGGAATACTGTTAAATCAATCTATGGCAGGTGAAACATTAAAAGATAAAGAAACTAAAGATAAAAAGACTCCTTCATCAGAACAGTCTACCAATCTCAATGTAAAAGTTACAGTTGAGGGAGATGGTATGTTAAAGGGAGCTTTAAATAAAACAGTTCAAACTCAGATAGAGAATGGTAATGTAGCACCTGGACCAGGATCTAAATCTCAATCAGGCGTTGGTACCTCAACAGGGTATCGTTAAAATAGAGGGTTGATATGGGTACTAAAGATTTTGGAAACTTACAACCAAGTTGGGCGAAGGCCGATCCCAATGAATTCGAACAAGCTGTACGCTCATTTGTTTTTGGAGGCACAGCGGATGCCAAAAGAAAGTCACTTACAAAAAGATCCCTTATACAATGGGAGCTGCCCCATCTAAGTCAAAAGCAATATATTGAAATGTATATCAATCCTCAGAATATTAATTTTGCTAGTCGAAAGGAAATAAATCGTATCCGCACCAAAGGTGGTTATGTAGCTCAATATTGGGGGGAAGATTTAGATACAATCACCATCACAGGTACCACTGGTGATTCAGGCATTGAAGGTATAAATGTTATGCGAGACATTTATAGAAGTGAGCAATTGGCTCTTAATAGAATAGTAACACAAAATGGAGTAGGAGTTAGTCTTACAACTGCTGGTGGTATTGAAGATAAGAGACGTCAGTCTTTGATGCAATTGGCTGCAAGTGTGATTATGTGGTATCAAGGTCAGGGATATCGCGGTTATTTTACTGATATGAGTTACACTGAAAGTGTTGACAAACTAGGATTATTTGACTATACTTTAACATTTATGGTAGTAGAAATATTAGGTCAGAGACGTAAGAATTTCTTACCATGGCATAGGCATCCTTGGTCTACATCAGAAGCACCTAACCAGGGAGATGACCAGTCTCGAAGAGGAGGTGGCTATCGAGAGGGAACAAAGGTTGGAGTCTTAAATGTTCCACCATTTAAACTTGTTTCTAGAGATATTACAAATACAAAAGGTGTTAAAGTAGGAGTCGTTCAAGTTGCTATATTGAGACCCGATCTTAAAGATGAAGAAGGCTCTCAATCTGGAATAGGGGTTATTCAATCTGCAATTGATAGAAATGTTTCTAAAAATATTACTCAATAAGGAAGTAAATCATGGTTAGAGAAAATGAAAGTCAGAAATATATTGAGTCTAGCTTTGATCAGGGAGACTCTCTCCTAAATAGAACAAGTGAAACTTATAAGTATACAGGGTTACAACCCGTAATTTCGCAACCTGGGCAAAGGCAAGTTCCAGGACATGATGGTTTTCGCTTAGCTGATACCCCTCAGGCATGGGTATTTATTCAGAAGAAAGAGTGGATGGATGAGTCTTGGACTTATACAACCACTGACAAAACGGTTACAGTAAATGGTAAAAAGATAAGCATATCTGATACAGCAGCCGCAATTGAGTCAGCTAGGTCCGAATTGTCACAACTTAGAATGCGTGCGACGCTGTCAGTTGGAGGAATAGAGAGTCAACGTTCTTTGTTAGAAAGTGAAGAAAGTAAAATACAGGCTAAGATACAAGAATTAGAGTCTGATTTGAGTGCTGCCAGAACTCAACTTGCTAAGATTGGTTCTCAACTTCAATATGATGGTAAGGTATCTCAAATTAATATACGTAGTGCTCTTGGTAATATTATTACACGTAAACTTGATTGGATGAATGATCATGAAAAATTTACCAAGATAATGCCCCCCACCAATCAACAAGTTGAGATGATACGATTTGAAAAAAATCGTAAAGAGATAGAAAAGATACTATTAGATGATGAGCTTCTAGCAGTAAATAATAATGTAGCATTTTTAACTGAATCGTTAAGCAAATGGAAGAAAGATCTTGCATACTGGGAAAAAATTCGAATTCAAGCTCGACAAAAAATTGATAGAGCACAAGTAATTTTAAAAGCTACTGTAGATTTGGAGGAAAGGCAAAAATTAGATGATCTCATCACATATCTTATGGGTCAGGAAATAGATGCAGATATAAAAGAGGTTAATGTCGCAGATATCATTAGAGAGAATGCACAAAAATTGCAAGACGCTAAAGATAGACAGGATAAAGTTGCGTCTACCATTAGTGATAATCTTAAGAATTTTAAATTAACCTTTACGGAAGAGTCAGATATAATGTATGCACCCACTGTAGCAAGTGGCAGTGGATATACTCGTTATTATAGCTCGCCTATCTTTAAGACACGCACTACAGAGAAGGGTAAAGCAATTGTACAAGAATTGGAAGACACAAAGGTCAAATTAGAAGAAGATATTAAGAATCTTTTAAAGCAAGTACGAGGATCTCAATCCTCTCAAATAAAACAATTAACTGAGCGTCAGCGAGAATATATAGAAACATTAAATCGTTTGAATGGGATAAAAGAAACTCAAGCTGCTCAAATTGCCCAAAGTTCAATTGTAATTGAAAATGGTGACATGGCATTTAATGGGGTGATGGAGCTTGCTAACGTATCTAGCATAAATACCACAGTTACGTTACAGGGTGAAGGGAGCGCTTCCTTTGTAGTTGAAAATCCACAAAATATATTCTTTATTAGTCGTGATGATGTTGACTTAGCCTTAACGGAAAATCCTTTTTTGACAAGTCCTAGAACTTTAGAGGGTATGGTTTATTATCGTGGCCGTTTCTTTCCAGAACATATTGTTAGCATGCTAACTAGCCGTAAAGGGGCTTCTGTTGATTTAGGACACTTGTCATTTACTAATGAGTCAGGCGTTACCACTCAAGAATATGAAAACATCAAAACTCAACTAGCAGCAACAGAGTCTGCACTCATTAATGTATCAAATCAATTGAGGTTGTCACCAGTATCTGCTATATCTTCTAACATTGCCCTTGGCGCTGTAGGGACCCTTTTAAATGCTGTCTCAACTCCAATCATGTTAGACTTAGTTAATAAACGGGCTACATTGCAGAGTGAATTGGATGCATTAACAAAAAGATTGAAGTACACTGAATCCTTGATGTATAATCAAAATAATAATCAGAATGATAGAGATAAAAACACTAAAGAACAACAAAAGTTGTCGGAGATGAATCTTATTCGTCAAACTTTATTAAAATACTATGTTGGTAAAACTATATTTCAAGTATTAGATAGGGTTTATATTTGGACAACTAGTCCCTCTCGTACTCTTCACAGATTAAATAGAACTGGTGCAATAGACCAATTTGCAATAGAAGACCCTTCTTCAATTGCTCTATCTCAACAATTATCTTCAGCTAGCTCTCAGATAGAGTCTATTGACGAAGAAATATACAAACTTACTGTTTTTATTAATTCTCATACAACGTTAAATCCCGAAGGTCAAGAGATCCCACCAGAAAAGCGCACTATTGTTGCTGAATTTGGAACTGATAGTTTGGGAAAAATGTCACCTAAAATTTTTACAGTTAATGATAGTCTATTGTCTTACTCAAGAGGACAAAGAAATTTAGATGGACCAGGATCCATAATATATTTAGGAGTTCTCATTGGAGAGCGAGGGATTAAAAGCGACACATTATCTTATCTTAAGAAACAAATTAACAGTTCTGACCAATCTACCGCAGCGCGTACTTTTAATAAGATTCCTTCGGCTCGCAGTAAATCGGAAGCTTATAGAGATCAAGCCAATGTGATAGGGGAATATGAATCTCGTTATTTAGGTCTTGAAGAGGATAGAGTACAGGTATTTCAAGGAGTTGTTTCAACAGTAAAGCTTCTTTATGGTGAAGGAAAATATACAATTAATATAAATTGCCGAGATAATATGGTGTTTTTGAGTATGTCTCGCATAATGATAAAACCATCTCTTAGAGCAGACCAGGGTCCACAGGGCATTCTGCAAGACCCTATTTGGAGAAATAATGAGTTGAGTGGTTGCTGGAAAAATGGTATTTTAGTTGCTGATTATGCGTTTGTAAATGATGAGGTTGCTGCCAGGCAAAGCAAAAAAATTAAAATAGATAGAAGTATCCTGAACAATACAAGCGACAATGTTCAGGTAGGAGTCACAGAAGGGCGAACTGCAGTAATGCCTTTCGTTACAAGTTTACCGTTTGCACGTATTGATGCAGCCAATTTGCTTAGCTTTATAATTACTGGTATTCCTTATAATTTTGAACAATTTTTAAAGAATGCCGCTTTTGGTGGAAGATGGATTCCGGAGCGAGTATCTGGAGTTTCAGATCAACGCAGTACTAGTAAGTCGTTTTTTTCATACTTAAAAAGTCAAATCGGTGAAGTTAATGATCGTTTAGGAGATTTTGAGCCATACATAAACCTAAAAGGAGAGCAGTTTGACACTGAAAGATTGACTGAAAAATCGACAGCCTACAATGTCGCTGTAGGTGTTGCAGCAGAAGCGCTCGATAAGGCTTATAGAATATATATAGTAGGTAGAATGAAAAGGTATATTGAAGGATTAAATCAATCAGCACAACAGAGCTATGCTCGCAGTATATCTAACTCATCAATAGTTGAAACAACACCACTTTTATCTATTGACTTGAAAACCTTTAATGCAATAACAAAAGAGATGGGTGATTTTAACGAGTTGATACCTACAAAGAATGTCACATTTATTGATTATTTAACAAATACTATCATTGCTTTTGCTAAGGAACATTATATGTCGGAGGTGGATCCCACTCGTGCTGCCAGATCAGGTGTGGTAGCAGGAAATCAAAAGCAAATAGAAAGTTTGTATGATTATATGCAATTAGATTCAGGTGCATGGAAGCGAATTTATGCATTAATAACATTTCAAGTAAGGGCGCAAGGTGAGGCAGGTAAGAAAGAAACAGTAATTGAGTTTATAAAAAACATTTTAACAATACAACCGGCCTTTTCGGAAGAATTTTTAGCTCTATCAATTGCAGCTTCAAATTTGAAAGACTTTGAAAATATTCGTGTTGATCTTGAGTCTTTTTTGAAAAAAATTCAAAGTCAAGCTTCTACAATTAAGGGTGAAATGCAAGATGGTGCGCAATCTACAATTGAAAAAATTGTAAGATGTGAAAAGAAAAATTTCTTGGTAATATCTGATGAATATACCCTTGATCTTAATCTTCAAGCATATCAAACAGAGATATCCAAAGGAAATCCTAACTTATTTCAAAGTGAATGGGAAACACCGTTGTCTATTTGTAAGCGTGCTGCCGATCAGGTAGATTTTGAGTTTTATGCTGATGAAGATGGTAACTTACAATTTAAACCACCTACCTATAATAGGATTTTAAAAGAGCACTTCGGACTTATAAGTGAAACAGATGAAACTGTTCGTGACTCTCTTTTAATAAAATATGGTGGCAACGATGGTCAATTATTAAGGGCCACATTGAGGGGCGCAGTCGTTTATAATAATCTTAAAGTTGAATTCATTACACAACTTAATGTAGTGACACAACAACTGAAAAATTTGAAAAAAGAACTTGAAAGTACACAAATAGTTAAGGCTACAGGAAATCAAAGTCGGCCTATACAAAAACCAAGCGACACCGTTAAAGCGTTTACTGAGAATGCTAAAATTCCTTCAACAAAAAAGGTAGTACCAGCAATAAGAGGAGGTCCTCCCACAGATAAGAGAGTAATGGTTCTTGAGGGAACTAGGGGAGGTAAGAGTGATGTAGAATATCCTACTGAAGGTATAGATTTTGAGATAAAAGCTAATAAGAATGCAAAAATTTTACACATAAAAGAGAGTGATACCCTATTGAATATTGAGTATAGTGTTAAGTCCTATGAAAAGCAAGCAAAGGCGTTGGTAGATAGTCAAGAATATCAAGAACAAAAAATTAACCTTCTAAGGGCCCAATCAGAAGATAAGGAAACACAACGCAAGCCCGAGGAACGTAGTAAGATTGAAAGCGACCTATTGATAGCAAAAAGTGAATTGGAAAGGGTTAATAATGAGCAGAGACGTCTCACATTGACAATTGATGAATCTAAGTTTTCTCAAAAGGTATCTTTATATGAGGAATTGATCACTCAAGTAGAGTCTTTATTGGAAGGAACGAGAATAGTTCAACAGAAAGTTCGTGACAAAGCCAACAATGTTGTTGATAATATTTCCATGTTCACTGATGAAAATAGGATTCATAGAATTGCAGATTTCGATTTAATAAGCTATGATTTAGAAGAGTCACCACCGCGCTTTACATATATAGAGTTAACAGGAGCTCCTGAGTTAATTCAATTAAAGCCTGCTGAGATTTATTGGGCAGGTGGTGTTGACTATGATAATTGGCGTAATTATGGCTTTTTGAGTGAAAACATACAAAGAGCCTATTTTCATTCAGGTGCATCTGCAAGAACTTATATTCGTGCACTACTCGGTAGGGAGCGTGGTCGTGTGTTCTCAGGGTCAGTTTCGGTAAGGGGCGATAGTAAATATAGAGTAGGCGATTGTGTGTTCATAGAGAGCATAGGGATGTATTATTATATTATTAGTGTTTCTCATGTGTTTTCTTATGGTCAGAGTTATACTACCAATTTGACTTTAGCTTATGGACGTCGAATTGGTGAATTGATTCCACACCCCTTTGATGCTCTTGGAAAAATTATGATTGAAACATATCAGTCTGACGTTGAGGACTTACTGTCTCGTGAGAGAATGGTTAATGAGAATAGTAATGCGGAAAAGGTAAAATAGTGAAGAGATATGTCATCAATTTATCACGATCATAATAAAGTACGCATAGGTCATGTGACAAATATAGATTACGACACTAATCTATGTGAAGTTCAATTTTATGATAAGCTTGGTGGTTCTAGACAAAAAGTACATCTTTGTCATCCTTATGTTGGTCGTGGTTGGGGTGTTCTTGTTGGTGTTGAGATAGGCTCCATAGTAATAGTAACCGAAGAACATGATGGAAATATACGACTATTAGGATACTTACCACATCCTCATTTTTTTAATGATGATGTTAGTAAATTTAATGATGTTAGTGATGACGAGTCTCCATATAAGAAAGCTCGGTCTGGAGAAATAGTTCTTCAGAGTAAGGCAAACTCTCACATAGCCTTGAATAGTGCTGGAGACATCGTTTTAGAAACACCAGAGGGTAATGTTATAGAGTTAGACAGAGAGTCTGATACTATTTTTCAACAGAGCTCTCAAAGATTACTCATTAGTGATGCAGGCAAGCTGGTTTGTGGTGTTGTTCGCCGTGATGTTAGAAGTCTTGAAGAGCGTCAGCTTGATGTTATTTTTGGTGGTAGTACATCACTAGGATTTGATCTCGATGTCTTCACAGAGACGATAGGTGTTGACCCTAATTATCCTAACATTGGCACAGAGGGTGGCAAAAATAAACCAATAAATCCAAATCTAATCCCAGGTTTGGTAGACCCTTATTTTCCACCTACAATTGAAAAAGGGCGTGGTAGTGGTGTTAATATTTCTGACATGCTTAATCCAGCTCTCACAGAGTGGAGAATGGAATTAGCAGAGTTTGGCGATGGTAATCCTGGCTTAGATGCACCACTACTTAATGATCAAGCTAAGTTTCAAGGACATTTAGAACCTAACACACTTGCCGACATTACACTAGGAACAGTGGTTAATGAGGCAGGAAGGCAAATTCGATTTGATTATTATTTTGGAATGCCTTTTAGAGAAATCAATGGTAAGATTCGTGGCAAGGGGCATGGTGCAGCTTGGTCTACATGGACTAATCAAAATGGAGTAAGCTGGGATCATCATTTTGATCGTTCTAATGCATTAAAATCAAAACAATCTATTAAGCCTGATGCCATTGCTGCTCCAGGTCAAAATCAAGGCAGTGAGTGGACAGTGGATACATATGTCCAAAGTGCTACTGCCTTAATGTTTAGAGCTTTACTCCACACAAAGGGTGTTGATAATTTTGGTAGAAAAGAAACAGAGCTTTCTATTGCATTTAGGTCTGGAGATGAGAAGCGAGTTCAGCAATCCTTACAGAATTCTTTTTCAGGAAGCTTATGGGAGCTTGCAATTGATAAAGAAGGATTAACAAAAGTAAATATTCCAGCAGCTACTAATATTAATGGTTTAGAGCCTTACAGAGAAGGTCGTAGTCTATTAATGAATATGGATGGAGATGCTACAGTCACCATTGGTAAGCAAAAAGCTACTGGCAACTTTGGATTACCTCGTATTACAACAGATTTTTTCCTGAATCGAAATGACTATCCAAATTATGGACGTAAGGACAGAAGTCTTACCCTGGATATGGCTGGTAATTTTGAAGCTTTCATTGGTGCTGATGACAATGTAAATCAAAGCATAATGTTACAAGCTGATGGTAGTATGGCTCTTTCTCTTGGAAAAGAAGGCACTACTGGTATTACGAATAGAAGTGGTACACCAGCTGGTGTCGACAATTTGTTTGACAAACCAATAACCAAGGCTGCTAAAACGACCACCAGACAAGATAGAAGTTTAACTGGTAGATTTGCGGGGAACATTGAATTAGAAGTTGGTTCTGATCAAGAAGCAAAACAATCAATTATAATTTCTACAACTGGTGGAAATGGTTTTATTTTCGGTAAGGATAAAGACGCTCAAAGTATTAAGATGGCTACCGATGGTGGTATTCATATTCAAATACAAGGACCAATGAATGAGAGAAGCTATGCCTTACATATAGACGCTAAAGGTGTAATTCACATAGCAGCCTCAGGCGATGTTCAGATTGAAACTAAAGGAAAATGTTCAATAGATGCTGAAAAAGATATTACAGTTAATAGTAAGGCTAATATAAACATTGAAGCTGCTAAAGATTTTACTGTGAAGGCCGGAAAGCGAATTCTAATGAACGCTCCAATTATAGAATTGGCGAACATAGATAGCCAAGACAAGATTAGAATTGAACAGGCTAAGATAGAGATGTCCACACAAAGTATGAATATAATATCTCCGTCAGGTATTAGTATGTTAGGCAGTGTGGGTATTGTAGGCAAATTTGCTGCTCAAGGTGCTCCAGGAGCCCCTATACAGAAGATAGCTCGTATTGGTGATTTAGTTCAAGTAGGTCCTTCTATTGGTCAAATTATCTCAGGATCAGGGTTTTCTACTTCAGCTTAAGAGGTGAATGATGGTATATGAAGAAATAACTACAGTGATAAACGACTTAAGTGCTGCAATATGTACCAAGTTGGGGGATTTGAATACTACTTTTACATCTTTAAATACAAAGGTTGACACCTTATTAACAAAGTTAGATACTGTTAATACTACTTTAGGTGACATAGGGACATTGTCCGCTACCTTAATAGAAGTGAAAGACTTATTACTAGCTCAGTTGGCTAACTTTGATACCAATACAGGTAATATGAGTGTGCAATCTAATAATCTGACACAGATTGAAGCTATAGAGCAAAGTTTAATTGATCTTAATGAAAAGTTAGATGCCTTGAAACCAGCCTTTAGTGAATCAGGACCACAGAGCTTGGCACAGAATGTACAAGACTTAAGAGATATTACAAAAGAGTCTTTTGAGGATACTAAGAAACTAATGAAAAGAGCAGGACTTAAATAATGGGTACCTTTAGTTCACTAGAGAGTGGTGAAGCGATTCTTGGTGTATCTACTAAGAATCCTAATGCTGGATGTCCTAAAAACACAGATGCAGCAGGAGTTGCTGGCGCTGCACTTGTAACTGCTGGATTGTTAGCCACTGCAGCTGCAACCACTATAGGATTGTCTATGGCTTCCAATGGTCTTACAGCAGGACAAAGTGCTGCCAATGAGACCTTAAGTAATGCACTTAGTGGTGCATTTTCATCATCAGACGCAGCAGCAGCAGATGCACAGGCTGCTGTCAATGCAGGTCCAGGTAGTGAGGCTAATGCTAAGTTGCAAAGTGCTCAAGGTAATGTTAAATCTGCTCAGACAGATGCAATGAAATTGGCTAATGAAAAAAAAGCTGGAGCTGATTCTAAGACTGCTGATGCACAAGCAAAGATAGCTAGTGCAAAGCAATATCTTTCTGAGAAAACATCTGAGGCTAACTATCTTACTACTAATGGTCCACAAATGGCAATGGACATGGGAAAAACTATGGGTAGTGCTGCCTTACGAAGTGCACCTACACCTAAGTCTCCCATTCCTCCAACTCCTGCACCTAGACCTGTTCCCGCAATACCAATAGGGATTCCAGTTCCTGCTGTGGTTGTTCCAGCTGTAGTATCTAAACCACCTGAGGCAGTTGCCATATCAGCGCCAACCTCTCCGTTAACTGATCAATCGAAAGATAAATTGTATAAGAAAACAGATTCTACATCTACTACAACAACTCCTCTTGCGGTAGAGGAGAATCTTACACAAACTGCATTGTCAAAAGATGCAACAGATAAGTGTTTTAGCGAGCGAAATAAATTGATTCAAAAATTTCAAGTAAAGTTTTTTAATAAGGTTAGAGAAGTTTTTGAGTCAATGGAAGATAAGAGGACGGCGTTGAAGGGGAATGGCTCACGGAAATTTTGTGAGCCTGGTGGATGGTTTTCGAGTGATAGGTCTGCCTTTGCTTTCGTAGTGTGGGTTGAATATGGGGTTAATGAGACAATTTTTGCTCCAGAGATAGTTAAAGACAATATAGAATATCAAGATCTTTATGCAAAATATCTTGGAGCGATAAAAGAGAGTAAATTAAGAGATGTACTTAGGTTGAAGTCCCACGAAAAAACTCTTAGTGCTTATATTAATTATCAAGCTAAGTGTGAAGATCTTCCAAAATATCAAAAGATAGTAGAAGAAGCTATTCAGGCATATGAGGGAGTAGGGTCAAATGAGAAACAACTACTTGCTGACATAAACGACCCTCTCTGGGTTTATGGTTTTTATTTTCAGGGACTAGTTGAAAGCGAAGATGTTATTCCAAATGTTAAAAACTTTTTTCAGTGGTACTTAGGTGTTGCCAACGCAATACGTAAGTTGAATGAGATAGTTAAATTCAGCGTATAGATAAAACAAAGGAACGTAAATTATGACAGTAACAGGAAGCAACTGGCAAACACTGACACTTGGAAAATTGATTCCAGCCCTTGATCCTGATAAAGAAGGGTCTTTGGCTAGTCGTATGAATTGTGAAATATCTAAAATACAAAGTTCACTTGATGATAATCTTACAAAGGCTACCAACCTCATTGATTCAGCAGCTAATGTTTTAAAGTCGGTAGGAGCCTTAGGAAATCAAATTAGTGTTCTTCAGAATGAAATTGAAAATTTGATTACCAACGCTGTAAATACAGGTGTGTATATGCACACACTGGGTTTGAATCCAATATTTAGCTTGACATCTCCTGGTGCTATATCTGCAGAAATAGCTAGAACCTTTGCAGTATCAAAGATAAGCGATCCCAATGTTCCTGTTTTTAAAGGAGAGGGTTTAGCCATAGTTGGTGGTGTGATGATACTGGTAAGCGCACCTAATGTTCAGGAGATGGTCTCGTCAATACAAAGGTTGTCAGTAGTGTTTCCTGTGTTTAAGCAGGCCATTTCTACATTTAGTGAGTCTGTGAGTGAAATTCCTAACATTATAACAGATGAGATTATAGCCCCTATTGGTGAGAGTGCTGCTGAGTTAGGCAATGCCTTTGCTGATATGGAAGCTAAAGATTTGTATAGTTCTCAGCCTTTTACTGATTTGTTTAATCAATCTAGCAACGATGTTGACACGCTTCAATTTGATGGGTTTGAGACCAAGGCATTTGATAAATGGTATGCTCTTCGTCTTTCAGATTTAATTCCAGCACTTAATCCAGATTTGGTTGGCTCACCAGCAAACGCCATTATGAATGCAGAAAGAGCTCTTGTAGGTGGTGGAATATCTCTTTTAAATCAAGTGGGTACGATTGGTGACTCTGTAAGTCAAATTGCAGCGTCGGTTAACTTTTTAAATAGATCATTAAATAAGTTAGCTGGTGATGTAAAAAATTTGGTTAAAGCAATTGGCCAGACTGGAATGTTTATTCACGTTATTGGTATGGATTGCACAGTAACTAATAATGAACAATTTATTAATGCGTGTCGATCAGCACTTCACGATTTATCAGACAACAATAGGCCAAAAGCTGCTGGCGACATGTTGGCCTTTGCAGGTATGGAATTGGTTTTTGGAGCTGCAAACCCAATAGGGTTGTCTGCTCAATTTAAAACTATTGGAACAGTGTTTGGTGGAATTGAAACAAGCATAAAGAAGGTGGGACCCAAGGCGGGCAACCCATTTGGTGATTAATATGGCACGTCTTGATGGTCAGCGTTTTGCGGATCTAGCACTTAACGTTTTTGCAATATTAAGATCAAATAAGATCGCTAACGAGAGTTATGTAGATGCATTTATTCGCATTATTGGACTTAAGCCCAATATGAGTGCAGATAAAATGAGAGCACAATCTGGCGATTTATCTTCACGCACCAATGCTCAAATTTCTAAAACTGTCAATGAAGATCAAAACGCTCAAGTAAGTACAGGGCAAAAAGGACAAACAGTAGTTGATGCTTTACTCAAAAGTCAAGACGATAATAAAAAGCGGACACGACAATTGGCTGCTGCTTACATAGAAAATTTACTTGTTTTATTAAGAAGGTGGGGGCGGGTGCAAAGAGGGCAGCAAATTAGACGGATTGAACGTCAAATTGGCACAATACCTACTGACCCATTTGACCCTACCTTGATAGGTGGCACACCTGTGCAACAGGTGCAATTACATATAGGTCGTGAAAACGCTGAAGGATGGCGCATTGAAACGGTAGATATTGCTGAAACAGTTAGAAAAGTAAATGAGGGTCTAAAAGAAATTGAAACATCAAAATTAAACAAATCATCAGGTCAATTGACTCTGCAATTGAGTCTTTATAACTTAATTCTTGAGCAAATTAGTTTGTTAATATCTAACGTTCCTCAAGACTCAATGGGGGCCCTAGGTGGCGCTTTTATCAGCATTTTAAAGGCACCAGTGGCGGGCCTTGAGCAAACAGGCCGTAAAATTGAAGCAAATAGAAGATCTCTCGCAGTAGAATTAACAAAATTACAGGCTCAATCGTCATTAAATATCGATGGTATTGTATTAGATACGGGGGAAACGTTTTCTCTTCAAAACGTCTTACAGGGCCTATTGTTTTTAGCAGGCAAATTAGAGTATAAATGTAAGAATTGTAAGTTTTTTAGCCAAGGTGAACGTATCAGTGATTTACTTCCTCCTGATATAGAAAGAGAAAATGCGCAATTTGGTACAATATGCGTTTTCAGTTTTGAAGGCGGAAAGGGATTGCCTGCTGTTTCCAATTTTTCATGTAAGGAAGTTTGGAAATTAATAGACAATGATTATTGGCTTGCCAACGATCAAGTGATAGAGGATTTTTTGAAGGCCTTTTACTATAAAGAAGGTGAAAAATAATGTCATTCGATGTTAAAGCTATTAGTGGTGATGTGGAAATAGCTTCAAATGGCGATCTTGCTAGGGTTGTAGATTCAAATAAATTAGCTCAAGATGTCATTAAATTATTAAATACACCTCTTAATACAGACCCATTGAATCCTGGTTATGGTTCCCCTCTCACTGTTGAGCAGATTGGCGAAGCAATGTCAACAGAGGGGTTAGTAGAATATGCAAAACATACTATTGCGCAAGCTTTAGAGCAATTGATTACCTTGCAGACTTATCAGTCAACCTTCCAACAACTATCAGATGCTGAAACATTGATTGATTTTGAAACACCCATTGTAGAACAAGATCAAGTCGATCCAAGGCAATTTAATATTGCAATAAATGCTATATCTAGAAATTTAACTCCATTAACAATTGCATTAGTAGTACGTTTTTAAGGAGAATATAAATGGTTGTTAGACCTTTGGAAATTATCATTAGCGAAATTGTACGTGAGGTACAGGCAGCACTACCTAATGCCAATGTACAGCCTGGAAGCGTTATTCGTGAGGCTTTAATTAGTCCCCCGGCAGCACAGGTTTCATTTTTATATCAAGCTCTCGAAGGAGTTCGCCAAGCTCAAACTATTACAGAAGCCACAGGTGGAGATCTAGATAGATTAGCTTCCAATTTTGGTTTGATAAGAGATTCAGGTCGTGCTGCAATTGGCGAAGTCGTTCTCGTTATTTCTAACACCATTACTAGTAACGATATTGTTGTACCCGATAGGTCTACAGTTTCTACTGATGAACGCACTGGGACAGTCCAATATGTTGTGATTGGTTCGTATATTCTCAAATCAATTGATAAGGATTATTATGCTGCTGAGGCAGTGCGGTTAAAAGAATCGTTAAGATTGGCTAACATTACAAACGCTCAATATGCTACTACAGTACCAATTCAGTCTTTGTCGTTAGGAAACATTGGTAATGTTGCAGCATTTTCTATTATCAGAGGTAACATTCCTGGTACTACAGCCATTGTAAATTTAAATCCTACTGCTGGTGGCACCAATTCAGAATCAGACGAATCACTACGTCGACGTATATCGTTAGTTCTGACTAATGCAAGTGCTGGTACAACAGAGGGTTTGATTGCTACCGCTCTTAGCAACCCTGTGGTTACTGATGCCGCAGTTATAAGTCCTGGCAACCCCTTAATGACTCGAGATGGGTCTATTTATGATGAACAAGGAAATCTTGTTAAGTCAGGTACTGGTAGAGATGTGGATCTTTATATTCGAGGTAAACGTCCAACCTCACAAGTTGAATCTTACACCTTTACTGATAATTCTCAACAAGGCGAAACTATAACGTTAAACAACAATTATGCTTTAGGCTATGTCAATACTACAACAACAAATCAGTTTGCTCAACAGCCCACTGAAGACATAATAGATATAACAGGATCAGTTAGTGGTACTAATTTCAAGAAAGCTATTTATGTAACAGACGATGAAGACAATGTTATTCTTGATGGAAGCTATGTTTTATTAAAAGACATACAACAAGAACTTGATACGGCACTCAAGATTGTTAAAAATAATGAGACTGGCGAAGTGAAGGTTGCTGCCTACCTAAATCCGCTAAGCAATAAATATTCGGTGATTGAATCAATTGAGCCTAGTGGATTAGGAAACAGTGCTCTAGGTCGTGATAGTGTTTTGTGGCTTACAAATGTGGCAACAATTACCGATGAGGTTGTTACACGTGGTCCAGAGTATAATGGGTCAGACACACTTACCTTCACTAACGTAGCACAAATTCAAAATGTTGATGAAGATGTTGTGCTTACTAAAGAAAGTGTTTTAATTACCAGTCAGGGTGTGGGACAGGATGCCTTTATTGTTTATACTAAACATGTTCCTATTGTTTCTGTTTCTCAAGTACGTCATGCTAGATTAGGTTTTAGTTATAATTGCGAGATTTTAGATGCTAATTTAGGTCAGATCAGATTAGTTGGACGCTTTATTCCTCAAGCTGGTGATGTTATTCAAATATCCTACAGCTGGCGTCAACGACATGTGCAGAATGTAGAGTATTTTTTACAGGGTGACACAGTAAAGTGGTCTCGTGACCCATATGAAAGACCAGTCACAGAAGGAACCACATTATTGACTCCAACAACTTTATTACCCTCTCTTAGTGTACAGGTTCAACCATTAATTCCTACTTATCTAGGAATTCAAGCCGATCAGCTTACCGCTCGTGCTCGCTATACAATGAGTTTTAGTGGTGATAAGGCGCGTATAGTTAATAGTCAGAATATAGATTATACAGCAGCTCCTTCATTTGAAACTGACGACTTTTTATTCAAAGTAGCAATTTCTCAAAGCGCTACAGCTACTAAGTCAAGGCTTGCTCGAGTTTTGGCTGTAAGAAATCTAACGAAGGGGTTTGCTTACAATATTGATAATTCATCTTTGAATACCAATATTTATGATCCTGCAGTTCATGTAAATGAAAATCTCGCAGACAATGAATTTTTATTAGACAGTAGAGCAAATACACTACACTTAGAAGTTGGTGACAAAGTATTATTTAGTCGAAAATCTTCAATGCGCCATTGGACTACAACTGAAGATTTTACAAATAACATTAGAGATAATATTGCACCCACCTTTGATCCAATCACAACAAATATCGCTAATGATGAGATCACAGTAAAGAGACCAGAAGATGACACAACATCTTCAGCAACTATTTTATCAGGTAGCATCACTCAAAGTGGTACCTTATCAGGTATAGTAGAAATAGCAGACAATGTAATTATTGAACCCAGTGTTTTGGTGGTTATACAACCTAATACGGTAATTCGTATTCGTGATTCTCGTTCTCTTGACAACTCAGAAGTGGTTCAAGAGTTAATGCAGTTAAATAATTTAATCCAAGTTGACGATATTGATAGTGCAATTGATATTGTTGAAAATGATTATGTGTTTGATCGTCCAACGGGAAGCACTGCTCCATTCTTTGTAATTTTAAATGACACTGGAACGGAAACGTTGTCTATTTATTATGACAGAGATGTGATTAGAAAAGTTGTTAAGACACGGGACATTGGTGGTCTTCCACAAGACTATGTCTATTACATTAACGATAGATTGATTCCTGATCAATTTTTGGGTACCTCACTTGGCAGTGGCTTAATTGCAGCTATAGATACTTCAAGTATATTTTTAGGCTATAGGCTAGACACAGACACGTTCGTTTCACATATAACATTTGTAAGTGGTCGTAATCAATATGGAATTTTCTTAACAAAGATACCTAAAACAACCAGCATTGTGTCTGATGATTTTAGTTTTTATCAAGCGAGTAATCCTGACGCACTTTTTACGGATGTTGCTTATGATAGTGGACGAAACGTTTTCTTAGTAGGTAGTTTAGCAACAGAATCTTTGTATAAAGTTGAATATTTTGTTAGTATTGTTAAAAGACTATCAATTAGAGTAAGGGGAGCTTTGCAAACAGCTCCTGAAACGTCAGATAGTACACCTATCGTATTCACCAGCACATCTACGGATCCACTCCCTGGTGATTGGGAAGGCATTATTTTTGATCCTAGCTCACACACAAATGCTTCAGGTAGTATGGGTGTAACCTCTTCACTTACTGATTGTATTATTAAATATGCTAGGATTGGCATTCAAAATCATACATCAGACCCCTTTATTGATAGGTGCTTAATAAAGAAATGTAAGGATGGTGGATATACTGCTGTTTCATCATTCTATAAGATAAATGGCTATACTCGCACTAATCTTAGGTTGTTGAGCAATGATTTTACAGCGACCGGTCGTAGTTATATAGAAGATAGGTATGAAGATGATGGATATGGATATGGTCCTGTTGTACTTACGTCCGATCACACTTTATCATTCTTATTGAACGACTTATTATCTACAGCTCAGGGTACAGTTTCGTTATTTGAAAAGGTAGGCAATTGGGTATCAGCAGGTACAGACATAATTACAAAAGAGCACTTTACTTCCAAATACAGCACTGGGTTAATAGAAGGTTCTGACTTCAAGGTATATGTGGATGGTGTTTATATAGTGCCTGGTGTTAATGCGGATTTTGATATTGAATACGACAAGCAACGTGGTGGTTTTTTGCTTTCCTTCTTTAATACAACACGTACCATGGCTTTCCTTGCTGCAACCGTTGGAAACAACAATACTATTACAGTAGACTATTACGCTGCATATCAAAATGGTACAATCAGCAATTCAGTACTAGTTGATAACGGCAATAACGCCATTAGTTTGAACCTTTTGTCTGCAGTAAGTGTACGTAACAATACAATTCATCATAATGGTTTTTATGGTTTGGCTATTGAGAATGCATATGTGAGGTTGGCTAACAATTTGATTACAGGTTACGACATTTCTCCAGTATTTCAGAGTGTCCGTTCTTTGTTTATAGGTACCACTAATGATATGTGGAGTCTTCCGGTCACAAACGCTGAACAGAATGAAATTGCAGATGTCGATATCTTAACTAATGATGTGGCTGTGAGTGATACTATCATTATTGTTGAACACCCAGAGTTGTATAAGAGAAATTCAATAATCAAGATTGACAATGAAACAATGCAGGTTCAAGATGTTTTGAATGATAGGCTTTTGGTTATTCGTGGTTACAACGAAACATTACCCACCACTCATAAAATGGGGGGTGACATATTGATTCAACGAATTAAGTTTGTTTTTACAGTTACTGGTGTTCCAGGCAATCTATGTTTAATTAGAGAAACTTCAAGTGATGGAAGCCTAATCTCTGGACGTGAACCAGTAACAATGATTAAAATTGCTGACAATACATTTAGAATAGCCTTCTCAGTAGATAGGAGTGCAACATTTTTCTATAGGTTCCAGTATAAACAAGAATTGACTGACCCTTGGTGGTTATTGTCGGAAACCCGTAGGCTTCCAATATATCAATTTGGTAGTGCTATTAATAATTTCATTAGCCCTGATCACGAGATATCAATTACCATTGGGACTAGCAATGACTTTACAAATTATTCTGACAATCCTAAGTATGGACAATCACTTACTGAAGATTTTTCTATTCCTTCAGATAGTCCAGCTAGTATGGATAATCCAATTTATGCAACACCGCATGACCCTACAGAGCCTCGCTTGAGATTTTTAGGAAGAAGACAAGTAATCCGAGATGTGAATTTAACAATTGGCACATCTTCAATTACCCTAAATTCCGCACCAATCATAGTTACTAATTTACAAACAGATATTCAGATTTCTTCGATTAGTAATCCTGATAGAAGATTGCTTCCTGGCTCCTACGATAGCTCTACTAAGCGATTGACATTGTCTGCTCCAGTGACAAGCTCTGAAGTAGGAGCTTATAATGTCACATACAATACACCCAGGACACTTGGAACTTCAATGTCAGCGTTTCCACTTTCAACTGCTGTGACTTATAGGTATAATGAAAATAAAGTTGTTGATTTCACAAAACTTGAATGGCGTTTGATAGGTGGTAGTGGCAAAGTGAGGGCACGATTTCGGACAGCAAATAGTACAGAAGACATTGAATTGGTTAATTTTGGTAGTTATTCTGATACAACCCCATTCGATTTATCGTGGGGTACAGGAAATTACCCAAGAGGATCAGTAATTGACATTGATCTGTTGATTGAGACAAATGACGCAGGATTTACGAGCGCAGGAGTTCCTATATTCCCGAAATTACAGGATTTCTCGTTATTTTTAACGCCAGCACGAGACAATGTGCTTTACAAAGTGTTAAACACATTATATGATGTTAAGAGTGATAGGACAGTGGTTTCGATTGAAGATGACGAGAACGTTGGTCTTGGTATTCGCACAAGTACGTTTGTTACTGTTGGGACTGACGATTCGTTAAGTCTTATTGTAAGAAAGGCAATAGATAATTTTGAGGAGAATCAAGAGTTTGTTATTGGTGAAATGGAAGCTATTGCTGCTGAATCAAACACCATTAAAGCAATTGGAAATGTAATTTTAGAAAGAATTGCACCAGACTCCAACGATCAAGTCGTTGCTGACTTGATTTATGCAGACGTTGAAGATAGTGAAGAAATAGTATTTATTGAGAATGGAACCCAGATTACACGTGACAAATTCTATTCAATAAACAATATACAAACACAGGTAATTCTTGACAAAGTTAAGTCAATACCCACAACTGAAGTAATAAGCGTTGTGTCACTAGAGCAACCAGCAGCTGGTGCCCAGTATTTGGTAGACTATACTTTTGCAGCGCCAGTCGACAATGAGACTGTTACAGTGACCTATACTTATAATGATACAGTAAGGGTTGTTGCACAAATGGTTGAGGCTAAACGTGTATTGACCTCCGATATACTTACACGTGCAGGTGTTGAGGTTCCAATTCGAATAGAAGCAAAAATATTCATGAATTCAGGGTATAATGCTAGTGCTTTGGTTATTGATATCACTAATGCATTGTCTAATTATTTTAATGGATTAGTTATGTTTGGTGGTATTATTGCACCTGACTTTATTGAGAGTCTAATGACTAATGTGACAGGTGTTGCTAGTGTCAAGTTAAACGTCTTAAGCCGTACTCTGAAAGCGGTTGTAGAGACCATTACCCTAACAGATCGCGAATATGCAGCATTAGCTTCCAGTAATCCTTTGCTTACTGTAGTGGAAGCAGCTAATCCCGACAAGATACTAACTACTAATAGTGTATAGGGGTAAATATGACTATTATTAATGCAGCTGGCTCAAACGATAGAGAAGTGTTTGTGCAGGCACTAATCAGTGCCCTATCAGACTTTTACACCAAAGAGCCAGGTACTAATTTAGAAAAGCTATATAGTGCTCTAGCGGCTGCCCTAGCTGCTGCCGATCGCGATATTTCTGCAGTACGGAATGATAACTTTGTTTCGGCTACAGAGACTGATGAAATAATAGTACGTGGCACCAATGAAGACCACATAGCAAATGAAGGGGTTTTTCAGATAGATAGAGTTGGTCTTACTCCTTCTTATTATGTGAGACAAGAACAACATTACATTGATAAAGTAGATACAATTGTGACCCTTGAACATATTCCTGCAGATTTTGATAGTATCATAATCTATAATGCCAAGGATGCCAATAGGGTTCAGGCATCAATAGTAAGAACAATCGATGCAGAAAATAACGCCATAACAGTCTCAGGCGTTAGTAATCCAGGATTATATTTATTTCAATTTTTGGATAAGGGTAATGTGAAAAGTGAAACAGAAACATTAATCTTACCTGCTGAATTATTTAAGATAGGATTTGATGAAGGTGGTTTTGGTAACTTTGGTTTTGGAGAATAGAGATGGCACAAGAACTTCTTAACGAAAATGTGCAAGATATCATTATTACTCCATTTCTGAAACTTGAGTTGTTGCCTACTGGTCATCCTAATTGGGGATTGGTAACTAACAACAATTTTATCAGAGTGGAGAATGCACTTCAATTTTACGCTGAACAAGTTGCCGTTGTTCGTGGCTCTGTAGATAGCTTGAGCCCGAGCTTTAATCGTCAATTGAGAGATGTTCAGAGCATGATAGAAAATGAAACTATGGCTAGGATTGGTGCCGATACTACTTTGCAAAACCAGATTTTACGTGCTCGTTTTTCAAGTAGGACTATGTCGGCTAGTGTTTCTTCTACCTTTATTCATAATTTAGGTAGATTTCCTTCAGTTAGTATAATTAAAGAAATAGGCGTAGGTAGTGGTGTTGATGTAACAAATGCATTTGACACATTTATTATACATACCGACATCAATCAGATAGACTTAACTGTAGGTGTTAATGGAAATTATACAGTCATTTGTGTGGCGTAATGAGAACATATCCCATTAAATTACAACACGATAACTTGGTTCCTGATTCTGAAGTAATCACAATACCAGGTGGGCAATACAACGCTTTAGTTCGCGGTGAAGATTATATTATGGACTATATAAATGGTATAGTCAATATAGTTTTGACTGGTAGAATTGCTCACTTGCCAGGCATTGGAACAAGCGATTTTGATTTAGACATTACTTATCGTCGGCAAGTCGATTTTACTGAAGAGCTTATTCTCAATTCACATATTGAGGTTTTCAATGAGGTTGCCGAAGTTACGAATGTGTTTGAATTGCAAGTAGAAAACGGACCCATTGGAGACGTGTTTAGAGTTTTTAATAAAACTACTGGTGAAAATTATACAATTGATTCATTCTTTAATAAGACAATTTTGATTGCAGGAATACAGGCCCCTAGAACTGTAGATTTGATAAATCAAGAAGCCATATTGTGTGATCGTCAGATTTCAAACGGATTATTTTTAAATACTGTTAATTTGGTTCTACCTGAATATTTGGTTCCAGCTAAAGAACATATGATTAGTTCTTATGGTAGTGTTATAAGTACGACAGGATATAAAAATTTAATTAGAGGTGGGGTTGATATCCTGCAAAATACTTATGAAATCAATGTAACTCCCGAAATTATCACTGCTGAGTTTTATACAGGTAGCACAATATTGCGACGATCCAACAATAAGCTAATAGAAGGTGTGGATTACTATGCTACGGTAAACAGTGATGGAAGCAAATTAATACTCACACTCACAGATGCTGGCAAAACTAGCATTGGTCATAATAGTGTATTTTATTTATTTAAGAAAACATATCGTATACAAGAACACTCATTGTATGATGGAGCTGCCATATTAGATACTGAGCATAGATTTACTTTTACACAAAGTTATTTATCTGAAGTGTCTACCTTTAATATCAACGATTGTGCGCAGCTGTATAAGTTTGAACCTTATATTGAAAAACAACAAGAGGTTGACGTTCCTGTTAATCCAGGACTCATTGTAACAAATCAAGCAGGCACAATTACTTATGAAGAAAATAAAGATTATACAATTGATGGGGTTTTCAAGCGTTTGGTTCGTGTTCCTACAAGTACAAAGCTTCTATCGCGCTACGCTGTAAAGGTAGTATATATTGAAAGAGAATCTTTTACTATTGACTCTGTTGTCGCGGCGCAAGATGCTGTTGTAATAGATTACGATTATGGAACCAACTCGTTAGATTGGACTCCATCTTTTAAGGATCAAAAAATACAAGAAATTCGTAGTTTTAGTGAGGATTTAAGGTTCTTTACATTGAATAAGTTTCCAGCTAGCACTGATGTGCGTGTTTATAGAGCCCCGAATGGTCAGGGTGTTGAGTTGATTAATATTGTAAGTGTAGACGCTGGTACACGACAGGTTCAGGTTGATCCTTTGCCTCAAACGACTACATATATTGTTGAATATGTTGCTCGGGATCAGACTTTTGATCCAGGCACTTCATATTACGTGTCTTACAGGTATGGTGCTCGCAAAAAGGCCCTTATAGATAACTTTGCAGCCTTACTGGGTATCACAACTGGAAGTGTTATACGAACAGAAACCTTTGATATGGTTAATGGTCAAAGTAGTGTAAAATTATCATTTACACCAGCTGACCCTTCAAGGACAATAATTTACACTGTAGGTGACCCAGATAAGACCAATGTTACAACTATTCGAGCTTGGGATACTTCAACCTACACATTGGATTTTGTACCAATTGTAAGCTCAGGAACATATATAGTTGAATACCCAGTAGTGGGTTTTGAAACTGAAGATCTGCGTAAGGCGATTATAGCACTATCTCAATCTTTTAATATGGGACCAACAAAGGCATCGGTGGAATTGCTTGGCGAAGCATTAACAGGAATAATTCCTAATGTACAAGAATCTATAAATAATGGCTTTAAATTGACAAACGACTCCACAAGTGATTATCTTGTTCCCATAGACCCTGTTGTTTCTTCAGCATTATCTGATGGCACTTCTTCTATAACGTTTGTGCCAAGCAGATTCAATAATGGTGTTGAGTTGAGGGCCAGCAGTAATGCGTGGATTGGATACAGTGCTTTAAATGATATACGAGTTAAAGAGGGAACATTTAGTTTCTTACTGGGAACTCTGTGGGATGGAAATGATGAACAATCTCACCAATTACTTGACTTAATGGGTACTAACGAGTTTACCAATAGAATAACGCTATATAAGAATAAAAAAGATCTTTTGTCATTTGAAGTGTTTGATAAAAATTCTAATTTGTATAGAATAACAACTAACGTTTCTCGAATACCGCGTAATGTTATTTTGTATTTGAAAGAAGGTCAGGGTGTTGTTGGACTGCCTTACTCTCCAGCCTACACTGTTATGGATTTTAATTCAAATGGTCAGTCAGACATATTTGAAGCCAATGAGACAGAATTTGTAATTACACCGGTATTTGGTGGTTTGGCAGGATTGGGTTTAGGTATTACTACTTTAGTGCAAATTCCCAACGATATAACATATCAAGATGAGGGACCACAAGGTTATGTGGCTAATAAGCTAAGAACGTTAGCTAACATTTATGAAAATCACGGTGCGAGGCTAACAATACAAACAGAACTATCGTTTATCATTGGTTGTCAGCTATTTGATAATATATTGAAAGAGCTTTATTTAAGAGGACATGATGTCCATTTGTATTTAGATATTCCTTCAAATGTAATATCAGATGAAGAGCGAGAGGTTTATATTTTAGAAAGAAGAAACGCACTAGCAGCACTTGGTATTGGTGGATCTGATTCAGATGGCGTAGCGGGCGGATATATAATTGAAGATTTTGCTACCAGATATCCATCCTTAGGCTTTGATTATGCTAGTGCATATGCCGATCCAATTTCTCATAAGATTTTGAAAGATAGGACTGACATATTCAGAGCATCAACAGGTCCCGATTTTTCTATTCCTAGTCCAGATGGGCAATTGGTTTATATGCCTGGCGATGTTGGAATTGACTTTCAAAAGAACCCTATGATTGTGCAGAGCTTTATTCCGATTACAAATTCTTTAATAACTGCACTTAACATTGCTAAACCTGACGTAGTTAATACTTGGTATTTTATATTGAACATTAATGACTTTATTCCATCAGAAGTTGTTTTATTTGATCAGTGGTTGGGACAAACTGTCGATCCGATGGTCAGGTCTGGTAGGGCAGTCTGGAGAACACTATCTCAGTCATTGCGTGCTTTTAGGGAGTTTGAAAGATTCCTAGAGGTTAACCGTAACCGTGTTAGGTTTGTAACAGACACGTATGGTGGATATGGCTATGGTGGTAGTCAAGAAATTAAAGCATTACAATGGGATCAAGTTGCTAAGACATTGACCTTTACTCCTGTGGATAAATCGGGGTACTATTTATTTAGCTATATAAGTGGGTGGTCAAAATATGAAGAGGCAGAGCATTTAATAACATGTACATGGAAATTGCATACTGATGATGGTCAACCACCTATGATTAAAATGTATTTGGATGGCGATTTAATGAATCATAAGGTTTTTGGAGATCTTTAGAATGGTGACTTCTTTAATTGTACCAGCACCTGGGAACTTAAGGGCAATTTTAATTAACAACAATGTTCCTATAACAAAAGAGCCTGAGGTGAATCTTATATTAAGTGCTCTCTATGCTACAGATATGATGGTATCTAACGACAGCAATCTGATTGGAGCATCGTGGGAACCCTATGTGTCTGCTAAAGAGTGGTTTTTAGCTGATGAGCAGGTGGGTCCAGGATTTGGGGATGGTGAAAAAATAGTCTATGTAAAATTTAAGAATACAACAGAGGAGTCTTTAATTTACTCAGCTACTATCTTTTTAAAGACATCTCCACCAGCAGTTGGTGCTATGCCTATTTTAATTAACGATGGCAGATTCAAGACAGATAGAAGACAAGTAATGCTTTCTTTGAACGCCTCTGGTGCAGGACATGTTGAGATCTATAATGAAACTGACTTAAGTACTTATACTGGAGGAGTAGTTTTACCATATAATTCTAGAATGGAATGGGTTCTTTCAGAGGGAAATGGTAGCAAGACAGTGTATGTCGTATTTGTTGATGAGATAGGAAATAAAACAGCATTCTTCAGCGATTCTATTATGCTAATGGGACAAAGTTCTGGCATGCCGGTAATTCAACATCCTGTTGATGGCTCCACAACTGCAGATCGTTTCATTGACGTTACTGGAACAGGTGATCCAGATAGCGTTGTACGTATTCAAGTTAACGGAGGTTAATTTCAATGCCAGTACCATCACTTGTAAATTGGACTAAGATTACTAATGGATTTGATTTTTCTAATGATAAGTCTATATCTAAGTTGTGCGTTTATAACAATAAGATTTATGCTGGCAACGAATCAAGTCTGGGCTTATATAGGTGTCGTATTTATGAGAGTACAGACGGGCTCTCTTTCTCTGTAAGTAAAGAGTTTATAGATCATCTAGGTGCCATTGGTGGTGATGGCGGCATTATTGGTGGTATGTGTGTTCACGACGATGGTCTTCATGGTCCCTGTTTATATGCAATAAGAGGATGGTATTCTGGTAGCAATATTGAGTGCCCTACCGTTCATAGGTTCGATGGAAGCATATGGAATGACATATCTGGAAACTTCCTTGGTAGTGCTACTGGCAATCCTTATGCAATTACTAAATTGATATCTTACAATAATAAATTATACGTTTCAGCAACCACAGCAGACGGTAATGCGTGCATCTGGTCCAGCTCCATAGGAAGTGGTGTTTGGACCAGAGAGTTTACATTAGCTGATACTGGTGCAGGTGTTGATGTATGTGAATTTAATGGTGATATATTTGTATTGACTCATGGGGTTGTTTCTGGTTTTAGTGCTAAGATTTTCAAGATGAGTGGTGGTATCTGGGACACAGGAACAATACTGCCTAGTGGATTTCAATTTGGATCTTCACTACAAACGTTTAATGACGAGTTGTACGCTCTGACATATATAAACTCTACAAAAGCTAGACTAAATAAATTTGATGGCATTAGTTGGTCTTATGTTAATGAACTTTTTAGGCCATATGCTCAAGTACCTGATATGTTCGTTACTGCAAATAATTTACTACATATAGGCGCAAATGACGGTGTTCTAGATATGTGTCATTGGGTGTCTAGTGATGGTTCAGACTTTTTAAATACTCAAACATATACACCTAAAACTGCTCCTAGAGCACAACCTCGGAGTGATGTTGGTTTCTTCAAGAAAAGAACATACTTTGGCTCTCAAGGTAGTGCCATTTATCGTTCAGATGAACTCGTAAGAGCAGATTTTAGTGGAACACCTACTGTAGGAATGGCTCCACTCATTGTAAGTTTTACTGATTCAAGTATAGGTAACCCTTCTTCTTGGTTTTGGAATTTTGGTGATGGCAATACGTCAACTCTTCAAAATCCAATACACACTTATAGTGAACCTGGATCTTACACAGTGTCATTAATTATAAAAGGAGGTGAGGACGACTATGTTCAAAGCAATTATGTAGTCGTTGGATCTGCACCCCCTCCATTGGGCGCTGCAGAATTTACTGCAATTCCTACTTCTGGAACAATGCCCTTGACAGTTAGCTTTACTGATTTGAGCTTTAGTGTTCCTGTGTCTTGGTTTTGGGATTTTGGTGATGGTAATGTTTCAACTCTTCAAAATCCAATACACACTTATAATAGTTCAGGGTTATATTCTGTTACGCTTATTATTAATATTGATTTACCTAATGAAGATATGAAAACTAAGAGTAAGTATGTAAATATAATATCTACATCGGTTAATGCATCCACTACAATAGCAACACCAAGTGGTAGTACCTATCTCGAAAACGCAATAGTAACACTGAGTTCTTTTAAAGATAGCACAATGGGGGTTCCTGATTTGACTGCTCGCATATATTGGCAACGTTATGCTCAATCTGAGTCAAGCGTATTTGATATAGTGCAGCGATCAAATATAGCGGGATCAACAGGATGCTTAAGTGTTAGATATTTTGATCCAGACGGTATTCCTACTCCTCTCTATAGAGGACCTACAGAGTGTATGTCTATTGCTGTTCCTATAGAAAAAACTGTTACAGATATTGAGTTACAAGAAATTTATAACAACGGAGACTTTTCTATTCAGATTGAAGGAAAAGATGCTGTTTATGACATGGGATTCAAATTGAAATCTTTATTTGACTCAACAGGGGGTGCAATTCCCTTTACTGACTTCCAGCCTGGCAACATATATATACATCCTGAATTAGGAATGTTTATGTTTTTTCATTTTCCTGATAGTTGGGATGCATGTTCATACTGGGAGTTTGCTTGGTGGGACAATGGAGCATTGTCAGAAAGTCAATTAAGTGAATATCCTTATGTATCACTGTGGGATGATGAATCGAGCGGATTTGGTTCTGGTGGATCTAATCCCGATGATTGGGACAATGAGGATTGGGACAATATTGATAATCCTATCCCATTAAATACCTACTGGGATACTGTCAGTGAAGCACCAGTGACAGGCGCTATAATAGCCGTTTCCTATTGGACAAAGGATAATACGGATCCATTAGAGCCGAGACCGGAGGTTATTGCTCGCGACAGTGTACTACCCGATGCCGATATCGCGTGGCACTATAGGTCAGAATTGTTTACATCACCCATTACGATGAGTACCGACACTCAATTGAGATTTAGAAGTGTAAACGATTTAGGGGCCATAGAGGATACAAAAGTAGAATCATATATAGTTGGGTTGCGTTTCGATCTACAACGTGGTGTTAATTTGATATCTCAACCCAATGAGGTACCAAATCCAGCAGAAGCTAGTTTGGACAATGCATTTAGTGGACTCGATGTCTTACAAATATTTAGACTGGATTCTGGATATTGGCAGGTATATGTGCCCAGTGTTGACTCAGATAATGTTTATGACTCGATTAATAACCCTACAGCATTTAATGCTATTGACAATAAACATGGATTATTTGTTGTGATGACTGGTCCGGGTACTTTCTGTTTTCCTTATGGGCAAGCACCTGAAATTACAGAATTAACACTCGTAAATAAAGAAAATAATCAAGGAATCAATGCTATTGGTGTGCCACGCCACAGTTTACAGGACAATTCAATCGATAATGTTCTACTTAATAGGGGAATCGAGTTTGATGAAATTTCTAGGGTGACAAATGGTATGTTTGAAACATATATAACTGGTAGGGCTTCTGTATTGAATTTTAGCCCTGCTGAACTAAGACCAGGCCGTGGCTATGGTGTTGTCACCTCAAGGGCACAAACGTTTGAATTACCATTCATAGACTAGGAGGATTAATAAAATGACCATTAAGAATGTAATAAGGGCAGGTGACCGGATGTTAGAGCTGACCGGCGGTTCGCAGGTAACCTTAACTAGTGATCCAGGCCCTGATAGTCCTATATTTAATTTTACTTATCACAACGCTTGCAATAAGGGGGCAGCGTGGTTTGAGGGGCGATTGTGGACCTTTAGGTTTTTAAATTATCAAATGGACTTTAGGCGTTGGAATGATGACGATACTTGGACATATCAACCTGGAGTTGTTACTCCATCTGCAGGCGTAACGTGTTTAGGATATCAAACCTATGCCTCTCATAAGTGGGGGGTTCCTGGTTTGATATCTTATAAAGACAATATATATATGTTTTGGGATAGAAATACTGAATACATAGGCCTTGTAAGTCATAAACATTCCTGGGCTTACATGAGGTGGAATCCCAACCCAGCTCCCAATGGAGCAACAACGATAGAAGCTTATGAAACAACTAAGCCTGGTTATTACACCCAAACCTATACTAAAACAGCTGCTACTGTAGATAACGGTCACATCTTAGACATAATCGAATACAATGGTACCCTTTTTGTTGCCACTCCTATGAATGTTTTTGCAGTTGTTCCACCAACAGGCGACATGTCTTTAGTTGATGAGCC